ATTTTGATACTGATGGGCTTGGGGCTAGTGTTGAAAGCAGGGCAGATTATTCTAGTTTCCTTGAGTTTGGCACTTCAAAGATGGCGGCAAGACCATTTATGCAACCCGCACTTGAAGAAAACAAACCAAAGATAAAACGGCTCGCTCGTCAAATGGTGAAAGCAAAATGAGCATACATAGCTTTGAATTGCAAAAATCAGTTTTTTCTGCCCTGAACGGAGCGAGCATTACTGATGCTGGTGGTTCTGCTATCACAGGTGTCTTTGATGATGTGCCAGAAGGGACGGCTTACCCATACATTGTGATAGGGGAAGAAACCGCTATTGATGTATCAGCAAAAGACAAGGATATCTTTGAACATACGCTCACCATTCATATTTGGTCGCAATATCGTGGAAGGCGTGATATAAAGGACATAATGAAACAGGTACATGATACGCTACACGATAGTTCATTATCTGTGACAGGAGCTTCAATGGTGAATATGAGACAGGAGTTTCAGACGACACTGTTGGAGGGAGATGGATTAACACGGCATGGTGTCATGCGATTTCGTGCCGTTGTGTCGGATACATAAGGAGATTGTGACATGGCGGCACAAAAAGGCGCAGACCTTTTGGTAAAGATAGGTAGCGGAAGCCCTGTTGCTTATGCAACTGTTGGCGGGTTACGTTCAACATCAATCACAATGGCTGAGGAAGCTGTTGATATAACTAACAAAGATAGCCTTGGTCATCGGGCTTTACTTGCGGGTGGTGGTACAAATAGTGTATCCGTTTCTGGTTCAGGTGTTTTTACTGATGCCGCATCAGAAGCAACTATTAGAACGGCATATTACGCACAGCAAAACACAAGTGATGGCTCAAGCGCACAAACAGCGGCTTTCAGTCTATTCCAAATAATCGTTCCTCATTTTGGCACGTTTGCTGGAACATTCATGATTGCTTCTCTTGAATATGCTGGTGAGTTCAATGGTGAGGTGACTTATAGCATCACTTTTGAATCCAGTGGTTATATTTCCTTCACGGCGGCGTAACACAATGTCGTGGGAAATCGTTGAGGTTTCAGTCAATGGTAATGCTCTCTCTGCCCATAAAAGGGTTGAGGGAGATTACATTGAGTGGACAATACCATGTTCTTCTGAATTAGAAGCGGGTGGTAGTTTTGAGTGTGAGGGTCAATCATTTACGGCTGATTCTTGCGTGGATTTCGCCAATCGTGGCGAGGTGTTAATTGTGAAAACACAGGGAGTCAAGAATGACAAATCCAAAGCGCGGAGAGCTAGAGATAACGCTGGGGGCGAAGAAGTATAAGGGCAAGGTTACACTAGATGTTGTAATGAGAATTGAGCAATCAACAGGGCAAGGCATTGTTAAATTAGCACAAACTCTATCAGAAGGTTCACTTACTACAACACAAATAGTTTCCGTCCTCACAACCGTTATTCGCGCTGGCGGTAATGATGTGGATGAGAAAGAAGTCGGCAAGGCAGTATGGGATGCTGGCCTTGCTGAAGGTCTTAGAGTAATGGGGCAGATTGTAGCACAGGTTCTTACATCAGGTGAAGATGAGGGAAACGTGGAAGAGGCGGAGCAACTTCTGTAAATGAGTTGCCGTGGACTGACTGGATGGAGATGGCTCTAGGTAAAATGCGTATAGACCCAAATGTTTTTTGGGATATGAGTTTTCCAGAGTTTTATGCCGCCGTTGAAGGATTCGCTGAGTTTCATTCTGGTGGAGAGCCGCCGCCACTTTCAAGGAATGAGCTTGAAGATTTGATGGAAAGGTATCCAGATTAAATGGCAACAACAGTTGATACCCTTCTAGTCCGTATTGAGGCTGACCTTAGTGATGTAAGGCGTGGCCTCAAAAATATAGAAAAGCAAACCCAACAGACCCAGCAACGTGTTTCTAATAGCATGGGCAAGATGGGTACTGCCATCAAAGGTGCGCTTGGAGTTGCCGCCGTTGGCATTATTGGTCGCTTCATTGCTCAAAATGTAAGGCTGGCATCTTCCGTCGAGGAAATGCAAGCCAAGTCATCTGTTGTCTTTGGTCAGTTTGTTGGCGATGTTCGCAAAGACCTTGAGGCTTTCGGCAATGCGGTAGGCCGTAGCACCTTTGAACTAGAGGGTATGGCATCAAGCGTTCAGGATACGTTTGTGCCTCTTGGCTTTGCTAGAGGTGAAGCCGCCCAACTTTCAACACAACTGACTAAACTGGCTGTAGATGTAGCATCATTTAACAATGCATCTGACACACAAACCATGCAAGCGTTCCAATCAGCATTGGTTGGCAACCACGAAGCAGTACGTCGGTTTGGTATTGTTATCACTGAAGCGGAGCTACAGGCAGAGCTTTTCCGCATGGGCATCAGGCAAAATGCGGCTGATGTAGATGCACAGACAAAGGTTCAAGCAAGGTTAAACCTTATACTAGCTGGCACAACTGATGCTCATGGTGATGCCGCAAGAACGGCTGATAGTTTTGCAAACCAATCAAAGGCACTCGGCGCGGCACTTGAAGAATTAACCGTAACCGTTTTGACCCCGCTTCTGCCAAAGCTGGCGGATATTATGGGCGGGTTCACAAAAGCCGCCAATGCTATAACTAATTTCTTAGGTCAATTTGATGCGTTCCGTTCTGTAGACCTTACCAGTGTAACCGCAATCAAAGAAGAAATCGCACTGCTTGAAGGTAAGATACAAGAGCTTCAAGAGACATCTGCAAACGCTGTTGAAGATTTCAGTGGGTTGAGTGATACCTTTGATAGCCCAGCGCAAACGCAGATTGCTGAATACAGGAGTCAGATTGAAGAATTACAAAATGCTCTCAAAAAGCTGGAAGAAGCTCAGAAAAAAAATATTGATGCTGGAGATGAAAACAAAGACAAGACAAAAGAGCAAAGAAAAAATGAAGAAAATGTAGCAAAGGCATTGAGAGACCAGAGATTTGCTACAGAACAAGCTAGACAGGCAATGCTTGGAATGTCTGAGGCTCATCTTATAGCCAATCAAGCTATGAGTAATTTGAAAAATGTCTCTGATGAGGAGGCTCAATCATTACTTAATCTGATACAAAAAGAACAACAATACACAAGGATACTTAACGAAAGAAAAGAAGCGCAGGAAAAAGAAGCGGCCATCAAACAATCTGGTATTGATGCTATCGCCGCAATGCAAAAAGAGAATGAAATACTCAATTTGCAGACAATGAACCTCACTGAAGCAGAGAGGGCATACCATGAACAGCTTATCAATATGGGCGAGGTGTTGCCAGAACACGCCGCCAAGCTGAAGATTTTGCATGATGAGCAAGCCAAGATACAAGCCAAAGTGGATGCTTCAAAGAGAAGTACAGATGCGTACAACAGGTCAATAGAAATTGGCACAGAGTATGCCAAGCAATTTGGCATGGAAGAACAGATACTTCTTGAAACACAGCAAGCCCTTAATGATGCGTTAGCGGCTGGCAAGATAAATGCTGATGAGTTTGCTGAAGCGCAAAATATGTTGAGTTTGGAATTGAAGCGTCTTGACCCAATGTTCAAATCTGTTGAACAGGCCGCGCAAAGGGCTGGTGATGCTATTGCTGATTCACTTGCTGAAGCTGTTGTTGAAGGTAAACTATCTATGGATACCTTCCAAAACATATTCAAACAGTTCGTTAAGGAGCTTATTGCAGAAGCCATCAAAACATTCATCATCAAAAAGATTCTTTCTATGTTCACAGGCGGGTTTGGTGGCGGTGGTTCTGTTGGACCTAGCAGTAGCAGTTTTGGTGGGGATTCTTTCATGGCATTTGCTGGCGGGGGTAAAATACCCGCAAGAGCTACAGGTGGACCTGTTTTAGTTGGTGAGCGTGGACCAGAATTATTCATCCCTCACAGTGCGGGTAGCATCAAAAATAAACAAGATACCAAGAATATGATTCAAGCTGGTGGTGCGCCTGTCAATGTATATCAAACTATTCAGGTTGAAACAGGTGTATCACAGACTGTCAAAACAGAAATGATGAATATGCTTCCGCGCTTCAAAGCTGAAACAATGCAAGCTGTCATTGATGGCAAGCGTAGAGGCAAGGCAATCAGTAAGGTATTTGCATAATGGCCGCTCCAACTTATCCTCTTAGTGTTCCAACATCCCCTTATTATTCAAAATCAAGTTGGGCTTTACAGCGAAAAACAGCGATATCTGTTTCTCCCTTTTCTGGCGCACAACAAGTCTTTGAATATGATTATGCGCTATGGACAGTGAGTTTAACTTTGCCGCCTATGAAAAGGTCAGATGCGGCTAATTGGCAATCTTTCATATTGAAGCTACATGGAAGAAAAGGAACATTTCTTTTAGGAGACCCAGATGCCAGAACACCAAGAGGAACAATCAGCGGTTCAGTTACATTGGGGGCAAACATCGCCGTCGGTGATTTTACCATTTCTATTTCAACTAGCCAAAATAGCCTTGCTAATGCTTTTCGTGCTGGGGATTACATACAGCTTGGGTCTGCTGGGACAAGCAAGTTGCACATGATTGTAGATGATGTAAATACCGATTCCAGTGGTGATGCAAATATCAATATTGAGCCAGCCATAAAGACTGCCGTGACATCTGGTAATACGGTTGTATATAACAATCCAAAAGGTTTATTCCGTATGCAAAACCCACAGATTGATTGGGATGCAGATGAAGTCAGCAAGTATGGAATTTCATTTAGTGCGGTAGAGGCTCTTTGATGGATAATCTTGGGCTACATGATTTGTTGTGGGTCGCCGCTACAGGGCTGATTGCGTTTTTCGTCAAAGCAATTTGGACGAAGATTGAAACGTTGGATAGAGAAATGAAAGAGGTGTCAATGATGTATGTTCGCCGTGAGGACTATCGTGATGACATAAGAGACATAAAAGATATGCTCGGCAAGATATTTGACCGACTAGAGACAAAGGCAGACAAATGAATAAAAACAGATTTATCAAACAAATGCGCTTTCATGAGGGCGTGAGAAATAAAGTTTATAAAGACCACTTGGGAATTGAAACCATTGGCGTGGGGCGGAATCTCGTTGACCGTGGCCTCTCTGATGAAGAGGTTGATTATCTTTTGACCAATGATATTACCATCGTTGAAAACGAATTAGATAACGGCTTGTCATGGTGGCGAGATTTGGATGAGGTGCGCCAAAGGGCGTTGGCTGACCTCGCTTTCAATATGGGACTTCCACGGCTACACGGATTTGTCAAAATGTTGGATGCATTGCAGCGCAGGGATTACCATGCCGCCGCAGATGAGCTTCTCGATTCCAAGTATGCCAAACAAGTAGGCGAAAGGAGCAACAGAGTAGCTGAGATGATTCGTACAGGGGCAGATAGCACTGATTTTTGAAGCATAGGTATCTACCATGCCAGCAAGATTGAATGAAAACACTGAACTCGCTTTGCCCCTTAGAAATATCATATCTATGGTGGCGGCGGCTTCTATTGCAACGTGGGCATATTTTGGAATCATTGAACGCCTGAATCAAATCGAAACAAACATCACCATGATGGGAGCAGACTTAAATCAGAACACAGAATTTCGTATCAAATGGCCTCGCGGAGAAATGGGGTCATTACCAGCGGATTCTGAACAATTCATGTTGATAGAACATTTGGCAGACCAGCTTGATGAGCTATCTACGCAAATAGATGAAGGTCGTGCGCCGCATGACCAGCAACAAAAATTGACTCTTGAATTTTATGAAAAACGCATCAGTGCTATTGAAGCAAGACTAGAAATAATGAGGAATGGGGATGGTGGTTGAGACTATCGCTTTGATTTTATATTTAGGTGGCGATGTGTCTGAGCATACAGCGTTTGAAAAGATTTCAAAATGCCTCAAAGCCAAGCGCACTATTGAACGCAATCTGTATAAAAAAGATGGGAATGTAAGATATTCTTGTGAAGAAAAAACAGTGGAAATAGCTAAAGGCGTAGATGGCAAAACCTTTATAGTGAGGATTGTTGAATAATGTATGAATACAAAATCACGAAAATTATGAAAGTCGTTGATGGTGATACTGTTGATGTCATCTTAGACCTTGGCTTTGATATGTATAAAAAGGAACGTGTCCGTCTTGCTGGCATTGATACACCAGAAAGCCGCACAAGGGATTTAGAAGAAAAGGAAATGGGTCTTGAGGCCAAAGAATTTTTGGAACGCCGCATGAATGATTGTGACAACCTCTGGGTCCGCACAGAAAAAGATGGCAAATATGGAAGGATGTTAGGGGAAATTTGGTGCAGTACAGTTTGCATCAATGAAGAAATGGTAAATCGTGGCTATGCTTGGGAATATGATGGCGGGAAGAAAAAGAAGGATTTGCAGGAATTGAGGGATAAAAGGAATATTATTTGATTGGCGTTCACCACACTACTGAAATTGCTTTCGTCCTTGTGATTTCCATGTGGGGAAATGATGGCACAGAATGGCATTTCATCGGTAATCAAATAACCCTTCAGCAACAGATGACAGAAGAGCAATGCAATTATTTAATAAATGAAGATATGTGGTCAGCAAGATATGAAAATCAGTATTACAGATTGATGGCTCACTGCGTACCAGTAGAATGATGGAGTTTTGAATGTTGCAAGCAATATTACCAATGGTCGGAGATTTGGCTGGTTCTTGGCTCAAGGGCAAGGCAGAAGAAAAAGCGGCTGTTGCAAAAACCAAGATTGCCAAAGCAGAAGCCGAAGCTGAGATTATGAAGGTCGCCGCAACATCTGAGGCCAATTGGGAAAAGATAATGGCGCAAGGTTCAGTCAATTCGTGGAAAGATGAATGGCTGACCGTGCTTTTTAGTATTCCGCTGATATTAGCTTTCTGTGGTGATTGGGGAAGAGAAATAGTAGCGAATGGGTTTGCGGCACTTGAAGCCATGCCAGAGTATTATCAATACACCCTCGGAGTGATTGTATCAGCATCATTTGCGGTCAGGTCAGCGACAAAGTTTTTTGGAAAAAAATAATGTCAGGCAAAAAAGGCCGCACAGGCTTATCAAACACACAAAATGTGAGACTTGGCGGTTTAATCGCCGT